TAGTTTTTTACAAGATATTGTCAAAGAGAGTAAGAATGAGTTCGCTGGCGTTGTCGCAGATGGCGTAGAAGCAGGTGATGTATCTACTTTCATTGACAGTGGTTCTTATATCTTCAATGCACTATTAAGCGGTAGTATCTATGGTGGTCTACCTGCCAACAAGATTACAGCAATCGCAGGCGAGAGCGCAACGGGTAAAACCTTCTTTGCTCTCGGTCTGTGTAAAAGTTTCTTAGATGCTAATCCAGATGCTGGAGTAGTTTACTTTGAGACTGAGAGTGCATTGACAAAAGATATGATTGAAGAGCGAGGCATCGATGGTAGACGCATTGTGATGATGCCAGTAACTACAGTCCAAGAGTTCCGTACTGAAGCAATTCGAATTGTAGACAAGTACATGGAGCAGAAAGAAGAAGACAGACAACCTCTGATGTTTGTGCTTGACAGTCTCGGTATGCTATCGACAACGAAAGAAATCGAAGATACTGCAGATGGTAAAGAGACTAGAGACATGACAAGGTCGCAGTTAGTCAAAGCGGCATTCCGTGTTCTCACTCTCAAGTTAGGTAAAGCAAAAGTTCCGATGGTTGTAACTAATCACACTTACGACCAGATGGGTACTATGTTCCCGCAGAAAGTCATGGGTGGTGGTTCAGGTCTTCAGTACGCCGCATCAACTATTGTATTCTTGTCTAAGAAGAAAGACAAAGAAGGTACAGAAGTTGTAGGCAACATCATTCACTGCAAACTAAACAAGTCACGATTGACTAAAGAAAACTCTATGGTCGATGTATCACTCAAGTACAAGGGTGGTCTAAGTCGATGGTATGGTCTGCTTGAACTCGCAGAAGAAGCAGGTATCTTTAAGAAAGTCGCTACTCGATTTGAACTACCTGATGGTGCTAAACTCTACGGTAAGCAAATCTTATCTGAACCTGAAAAGTATTTCACTGAAGAAGTGATGCAACAATTAGATGCATTTGCTAAGGAGAAGTTTTCTTATGGCGGTGAAGTTTAGTTATGTCGAAAAAGAAGACCATATTGCTACTCGCATTTCTGAAGGTGAGTATGCTGGTGTGGTTTATCAAGTAGGTCGCATTCAGTTTTCTGAACCTGATGCGACCGGTCAAAGGGGTATGAGATTTAAGTATCAAATCCTCGATAACCCTAATGATGTAGAAATTAAAGATGACTTCACTTCAGTTGTAGGTGATATCATCGTAGAACAGATTGAACAGAAATTAGAAGAAGGTGAAATGGTATATGCAAACGGCACGGATTGAAAGAACAATTCTATCAAACTTACTTAACAACGAAGAGTTTGTGAGAACCGTAATGCCGTTTCTGAAAGCAGAGTACTTTCATGACGGTTCAGAGAAGTTGGTGTTTACACAGATATCCTATGCAGTAGACAAGTATAATAAACTACCTACTGCAGAACAAATTATCATTGAAATGAATGAAGCGCATAATATTCCTGAACCAGAATTCAAATCTGCAGTTGAGATTATCAATTCGCTAAACGAACAGTCTGCAGACTTACAGTGGTTATCCGATGCTACTGAGAAGTTCTGTAAAGATAAAGCAATCTACAATGCCATTGCAGACGGCATTCAGATAATAGAGGGGAAAGACAAGAACAGGTCACCTGATGCTCTTCCCTCTCTATTGTCTGATGCTCTCTCAGTGTCATTCGATAGAAAAGTAGGACATGATTATTTCGAACAGTCTGATGACCGTTTTGATTTCTATCATGAAAAAGAAGAGAAGATACCTTTCAATCTCAAGTATCTTGACTTGATTACAAAGGGTGGTCTTCCAAAGAAAACATTGAATGTAGCACTTGCAGGAACAGGCGTTGGGAAATCCTTATTCATGTGCCATCTTGCCGCAACATATCTGATGCAAGGACGCAATGTCCTTTACATCACACTAGAGATGGCAGAAGAGCGTATCGCAGAGCGTATCGATGCTAATCTATTGAACATGGACATTCAGACACTTGAAGAATTACCTAAGTCTATGTTCGACAAAAAATTACAAGCAATACAAAAAGAGACACACGGTAAGTTGATTGTCAAAGAATATCCGACAGCATCCGCACACCGTGGTCACTTTGATAGTTTGCTCAATGAGTTGTCTTTGAAGAAGAATTTCAAACCTGATGCTATCTTCATCGACTATCTAAATATTTGTACTTCACAAAGATTTCGTGCTGGCGCAAATATCAATTCATATACACTAGTCAAGTCGATTGCTGAAGAGTTGCGTGGTCTTGCAGTAGAACATGATGTTCCTGTCATCTCTGCTACACAAACTACTCGCTCTGGATATACAAGCACAGACATTGGACTAGAAGACACCAGTGAGAGTTTCGGTCTACCGGCAACAGTAGACTTCATGTTTGCACTTATTTCAAATGAAGAATTAGAACAACATAATCAAGTTCTAGTGAAGCAGTTGAAGAACCGCTACAACGACCCTACAAAGTATCGTAGGTTTGTTCTTGGTATTGATAGAGCAAAGATGCAGTTGTACGATGTAGAGGACTCTGCACAAGAAGACCTTGTTGAGAACATGATACCTAAGTCAGTTCCTCAAGGTGTACAGGTAGTCGAAAGTAATGGATTTGATAAACTGAAGGAGCAACGAAATGAAAAGACTAAGTACAAAGACTTCTCGACCTTTAAGATTTAAGATTGAGTTTGACGGCGAGAACAATTGCTATAACATCTATGACAGTAAGTATAAAGATGTAATCCAAGTATCTGCCAATCGTATCGAAACCAAGCGTATGGTTGAGAATTTGAACGCTGGAAGTGGGTTCGAAGAGTGGCAAATCCCAAACTTTCTCCAAAAAAATATATAAATACTTGATATCGTTGAGATAAAATTTGTTGTTTTTCGGCAACAACGCTTGACATTGCCGACTTTATTTGCTATTATATACATATGATGACAGATAGAGAGGAATTCTAATGCATTGCGTAACCGTTACTGGCGGCAACAAAACACAGCGAGATTTGGTTGAAGATGCTTGCTATTTCTTCATTAAGCATCTGATGCCTAAGTGTCGGAAGATGGAGATTGAAATTCATCTGAAGAAGATGACCGGCGATGCTGTCGGTTACTGTTTGATGACAGACACTATTCGTGATTATGAAATTGAGATTGATAAGTCACTATCAATCAAAAATCTTATTTTGACACTAGCGCATGAAATGGTTCATGTGAAGCAGTATTACAATAGAGAGATGGTAGCAGTGGGATGGCGTTGGAAGAATGCAATGGTCAAAAATGACACACCATACTTTGAACTGCCATGGGAAAAAGAAGCATATAAAATGCAAGCGAAAGTCGCTAAAGCATTCTGGATAGCAGAAGAGAATTAAATGGCAGGATTACCACTTGGAGAATTTACAAAGTATGGCGCCGAGCGTCCACAAATTCTCATAGACAAAATTTTTGAGAGAAATGGAAAGTCTAATACATTCCATACTGCAGACGGAACTTTTGAATGTACTGCAGTTATCATCGATGGTGTTGAAACTCTAAAACAACCTGGAACATCTGTTGCTAAGATGGACGAGTTAGTCCGCACACTAGCAGAGATGAAAGACAATACAACAGGTCACAAATTAGAACTCAAAGGTAAATTCACCGGACAAGAAAGAACATCAGTTATCCCTATTGGTAAAGTCACTAAGACTGAAGAGTTTGGTGGTCAACCAGCAGGCGGTAAGAAAGAGAATAAGGGTCTTGCTTTTGAGCGTGACCTTGCTAAGTCTTTAGTCAACTATGCAAATGGTATCACTGAAGCAGGTGACTTGAATGCTAAACTAGCATCACAATTGATGACGGCAGTTTGCAAACAAAACAACTCACCAGTCAAAGAAATTAAACAGATGGGTGGTGCTAATGAAAGCAGACCATTCGCAATGAATGGTGGTAATGTGGTTATTCTTCCAGGTAATCCTGCAGATGTTGGAAAGAAGTTGACCGACATTACAGTTTTTCATTCTGATAGAACAGAGACATACCTATCAGCAAAATTCTCAAGCACACTGACATTTGTTAATACTGGTGTTAAAGGTAACGGAAAACCATTCACGGAAACAGAAGTTAAAGCAGGAAAGATTACGAATGAGATGGGTGTCAAGTTACTCAAAGCACTTGGTATTCACAACGAAACATTCTGTGCAGTTTTCAATTTGTATGGAACTGGACAGAAAGCAACCGGTAAGGGTTCGCATATTGTAGATGTTACTTCACAAGTTGATAAGACACTATTAGAATCCTTGTTGCGTAGTGCGATTGGCGCAAACTACTGGATGGTACACGGACAAGGTGGTGGTAAAGCATACTGCTGGTGGGTCGGTGTCAATGAGAACAAGAAGTATGCAAGCATAGCGGCATCGAAATTTACATTGTATTATGGCGGTATTACGAATGGTACAGCAAAGCGTATTGATATGAAGTTTTCAAATGCGTATTTTGATTTCAAACTAAATATAAGAAACAAACAAGGTGGGGTTTGTCCCACACACTTCTTATTGGACTACACATCCAAAGAGGCGACCGGAAAGAAATTATTAGGTTAACTGTGATAAATATGTCACACATACTAAAAAAGTTTGCCATAACCAAAAATAGTTCTTGACAATTAGGGAAAGTATGGTATAGTATAAGCATGATAAGTTTTAAGAAACACACAGAACAGTTGTCAGAAAACCGCAATACGCACCTGACACACATCGAAGAAACCATCATCACTGACGGTGCTGAAGGCGCACGAAATGCTATTAACTTCCTGAAAGAAGTTGGTAACATGCTGAGTTCTAATGTACGAACTGGCGTTAACATCACTACTAAATGGGATGGTGCGCCAGCGATTTTCTGTGGTATTGACCCTGCCGATGGTAAGTTCTTTGTTGCTACTAAATCAGTCTTCAATAAGAATCCTAAATTAAACAAGACTGTTGCAGATATTCGCAAGAACCACACAGGCGGACTTGTTGAGAAGTTAACAGTTGCACTTTCTGAATTATCTAAGTTAGGTATCACAGGTGTCATTCAAGGTGACATGATGTACACTAAATCTGATTTGTCCACTAAGACTATTGATGGTGAAGAGTATATCACGTTTCAACCTAATACAATTGTATATGCTATTCCTAAGAAAGGACCTCTTGGTAAGTTCGTTCAAAGCACAAAGATGGGTATTATCTTTCATACTGAGTATAAAGGTAAGACGCTAGAAACGATGAAAGCATCGTTTAATATAAATATTAGTAAGTTGAGAAAGACGAAGACGGTCTGGTTCGATGATGCCTCATATAAAGATGTTTCAGGCAGTGTCACAATGACTAAAGATGAAACCGAATTACTCAATGGTTACATCGAACGGATTGAAGGTCTGCTCCCTAAAGTCGAGAAATATCTTGACAAGATGAGTGCGAACTTTGATGAAAAGAACCAATTCGCTATCGAGACTAACTTTAAGGTTCATCTGAACTCTTACTTCAGAGGTACAGAAGACTTACCTGATAGCAATACGATGGTCAGTGATTTCAAGAACTATTGGATTACTAAACTTGATAAAAAGATTGACAGTGTTAAATCTGATGCAGGTAAGCAGAAGTACGATGAAATTAAGAAAGATGGAATGAAAAAGATTGACCAGCAAACTGCAGATTTGCAGAATGCTACTTTATTGTATAACTACATTATGGACGCAAAAAATGTATTGGTGCAGAAATTGTCGAAAGTGAAATCTATTGGGACATTTCTGAGAACAGATGATGGATTCAAGACCACAGAACCAGAGGGGTTTGTGGCAGTGGACAGATTAAAGGGTAATGCAGTTAAACTAGTGAACCGTTTAGAGTTCAGTCGTGCTAACTTCACTGCCGCTAAAAATTGGGTGAAAAAATGACATTAAAGTTCAACGAACTTCAGCAAAGACTGAAGGAAGCAAAAGAGAAGAAAATTGTATTCTCATTCGGTAGGATGAATCCTCCTACTATCGGACATGAGAAACTTGTAAACAAAATCAAATCAGAAGCAAAGACGAGAGGCGCAGATGCCCGTCTTTACTTGTCTCATACATCTAACAAAGAAAAAGACCCTCTGACTTATGATGAGAAAGCAAAGTATGCTGGTAAAGCATTCGGCATTTTCAAGAAGTCAAGAGCGAGAACTATTATCGAAGTCGCTAAAGAATTAGAAGCAGACGGATATACAGATATCACATTAGTATTTGGCGAAGACCGTGACGCCGAGATGGTTAATCTCATCAAAAAATATAACGGAAAAGAATTCAAATTCAACTCAATCAATTCGGTGTCCGCTGGTAAGCGTGACCCTAATGCAAAAGGAGTTGAAGGTATCTCTGGAACTAAGTTGCGTGAACTCGCAAAGACTGGTCAACTTGAAACATTCAAGAAAGCACTAGCATCTAAACTATCAGACAGAGAAAAGACTGCAATCTATACTCAAATTCGCAAAGTATATTCTATCAAAGACAGTGTTATTTTTGATAGAGATGAATTGCGTGAAGCATATCTAGTTGGTGAACTCTTCAATGTCGGAGATATCGTCTATGATATGAACGAGAACATGGAATATGAAATTATTGAGCAAGGTACCAACTTTGTTTATTGTATGGGAGAAGATGGTAATGTTTATTCAAAGTGGTTGTCTGACTTATCCGAGAAGAAACAGAAAGATGACGGAGATAGAACCGATGTACGACAGGACAAAGATATCGGAGATAAAGGCGGTACCCAACCTGCGAAATACTACTCGGGACTCAAATCAAAATCAACAAAATCTGCAAGAGATGCACATTTCAAAAAGGGCGCAGAAAAATCTGATGACGACCCATCTGCTTACGAACCAGCACCTGGAGATGCGACAGCAAAAACAAAACCTTCAAAGTCAACTACCAAGTTCAAAAAGATGTTTGGCGAGGTCAAAGTACCTACAGTGCCAGCAATTAAAGACTATCCAGAACAAGGAGGAGCAGTCGAACCAACCGATCCAGACGACCCATCAGGAGACTGGATTCTTGGTGACGGTGAAAAACCTATTACAGGTCTGGATGGAACAAATGCAGAAGTCGTATTAAAGAAAACAGATAAAGAAGTAGAAAAAACTCGCAAGTCTTTCAGAGAGCATGTTGAATATCTAGAAGAGATGCCACGATGGTTAGTTGACTTAATAGGTACATACAGCAATCAGCGTGGATACGACAAAGCAAAAGAACTACTACAGCAAATCTTAGACCGCAAAGCAAAAGAAGCAGGCGGTATGAAAAAATTGAAGCATGATATTGTTTACTATGCTGATGTTGTTGCTAGACAAATGAGAGGTATTGATGCTAGAGTTCTTGCCAGACAAGTTCAAGAAGAGAATTCTGGTCGCATTTCACATGCCGAAGAAGATGAGTTGCGTGAAGATTGGAACATCGATTTATTTTTAGAAGAAGATGATGTTGAAGTAATTAAAGATATTGATGATGAAGAATTAGAACAAGAAATCTCAAGTTTATTTGACAAGTATGATGAAATCGAAGATGTTTCTGATGTGTATCCGGATAAAGACTTAGATGGTGTGCCAGACGACCAAGATGACGACCATGCTATCGATGTCGATGCTAATGAGATTCCGGATGAAGATGAGATGCTTTCCGCAGATTATAAGTGGGTTGATATTGAAGAAGTATTGACACCAGCACAGAGAATGAAACGAGCAATGATGATGCGCCGAATTTCTAAGCGTATTCAGCGTAAGAGAATGATTGCGCTAAGGCGTATGTCATCACCTGAGAAGTTGCGTAAGAGAGCAAGACGCCATGCACGAAATCAATTGCGTAAGCGTTTCACAAAAGGTAAACCATACAGTTCTCTTGGGTTTGCACAGAAAGCACAAATCGAAAAGTTCATTGCTAATAAGGGCGCACTGATTGACAGACTGTCAAAGAGATTGTTACCTACTATGCGTAGACTAGAGATGCGAAGATTGAATGCAATGAAAGGTAATAAGTCAAGTGGTAAGATTAACAGACCACAGTCAAGAGAAGAGTTTAATGAATCCACATTGATTGAGTACAATCCATATCGTGTTGGTTCTGAGATGTACTACGAAACATTTAATGAAATAAAGACACTTATTAAACCAGAAGAGTTGAGTGGATTCGACAGAGAGTTGTTAGAATCCGACATTGGTTCATTTGCTATTTACGAAGGACAGCATGTACCACTTGATTGTCCAATGGTTGAAGAAGAGAAGCAACCTGAACTGAACAAACCAAAAGCAGGTGGACCTAAGAAGTACTATGTGTATGTAAAAGACCCATCATCTGGCAACATCAAAAAAGTCAGTTGGGGTGATACAACTGGATTGAAAATGAAACTCAATGACCCAGAAGCGAGAAAGTCATTCGCCGCACGCCATCAGTGTGACACTAAGAAAGACAAAACGAAACCTGGTTATTGGGCGTGTCGTATGCCATATTATGCGAAACAGTTAGGATTATCTGGTGGCGGTAACTTCTTCTGGTAAACCCTATATTGATGAAGGTGATATCCGAATTTTCAGCAGTCTTGTTGATGAGATGGAACTCATTTGGCATAGGGATAAATATGATAGAGAGATAACTATCCTAGAAGGTGAGGGATGGGAGTTACAGATGGACAATAAACTTCCATTTGAACTGATGAAGGGTAAAATTTATAAAATACCTGCGATGGAATTTCACAGGTTGTTAAAAGGAAAAGGCGATTTAGTCTTAAAGATTTGGGAAGAGAGATGACACATTACAGAAAAACAATGTCTCAAATTCTATCAGAGATGTATTCTGAAGATTTGACAGAAGACGCAAAGACTGCTATTCAAAACAAAGCAGACAAGACAGGTATCTCATACGGCATTCTAAAGAAAGTCTATGACAGAGGTGTTGCCGCATGGAAAGGTGGTCATCGTCCAGGTACTACTCCACAGCAATGGGGTATGGCACGGATTAACTCATTCGCAACTGGTGGTAAGACTAGAACAACTGCAGATGCAGATTTGTGGAAACAACACAGTGGTAAGTCTGAGAGTATAAACGAACAAGACGAACCAGCATCACCAGATGAAGGTTCAATGGCAATGCAACAATTAGAGTTCATGTCGTATGCCGCAGGTAAAATGAAAGAGCATCTTTCAAGTGGTGGTGAGTTTCCTGAGTGGATGCAAAATAAACTATCAGCAACGCATGAGGACATGAAAAGTCTCTATGCTAATATTGACCACAAAGAAGCAGTAAGTGCCGCACAACAAGCGGCAATCGCAATCTCTAAAAAAGAGCGTGGCGAGAAACCTAAAGGAGAAAAATAATGTTTGGTTTAGGAATTAACAATCCGTTCAACCTCAAAGAGAGAAGCAGAGAAGAGATTGACGGTGCAAAGACAGAAGAACAGAGTGCTTATCAAAAGTTCTTTGCTAAAGAACTAGCAAAGCGTAATGTAAAGTCTCCATCAGAATTATCTGATGCTGATAAGAAAGCATTCTATAATTATATTGATGCAAACTGGAAAGGCGATAAGGAAGAGTAGTCTTCCTATCATCAGTAGTACAATGGCAAAGGAATTTACCAAGGAAGATGTTCCTAAAGTAGAGGATTTGTGGTTTAACTTTATTAAAAAAATTCGTGATTTAGGTCTTGACTTTCATGAAAATCATGTTAAGATAGAAATGAAGTTGAAAGATACACCAGACCATGAAGTATCAAATCGCTTAGAATTGATATACGACAATAATCACAGAGAGACTACAATGAAAGTCTCACATAATATTAGAGATAAACCGAAAGAGGAAGATGGCGATTAAATGATTACATTAAAGCAGTTCGAAGCACGAGGACAAGCAAAAATATTCTTAGACATGGACGGTGTTCTGTGTGACTTCATCAAAGGTGTGAAAGACACTACTGGTGAAGACTTCACATCACCTGACCTGAACCAAGGTGCAAAAGGTAAAATCAAATCAGCGATTGAGAAGAAGGGTGACTTCTGGCACAATCTTGCATGGCATCCTGGTGGAGCAGAACTGTTTAGATATGTAAAATCTAGTCAACCTTACATCTTATCTGCTTATGCAAACTGGGATAAGAATTGCAAAGACGGTAAGAACTCATGGATTAAGCGACACCTAATGATACCGAAACAGCGTATCAATCTTGTCAAGCGTGAAGATAAGCAGAAGTATGCTGTTATCGATGGTGTTGCTAATATATTGATTGATGATTACATCAAAAACATTAGAGAATGGGAAGCGGCAGGTGGTATTGGAATTCACCATACTAACTCTGCCAAAACTATAAATACTTTGAAGAAACACGGTTTCTAAGTATATTAACAAAGGAGAAAGAACTATGTCTTCATGGGGCGCAACGGATTCTGACGAAGCAAAACCTAAGTGGTTAACTGCGGCGCAGAAAAGAGATACATACGCAACCTCTAAAGGTTGGATTTATAAGGACCCAAATACTGGGTTGGAAGAAGTTATTGTAGCAATTGGCGAACTGTCAAGTGCCGCTAAACTTAACATTGCAGATATTACTTCTGTTGTATTCGCTACTACTTCATTTAGCGAAGCGGCAGGTGGTAACATCGATGTAACTGTTGTTTACAACGAAAAAGTTACAGTTGATACAAGTGGTGGCACACCAACCATCACAATTACTAACGACCAAGCAGGTTCTGGTACTGATGCAACATTTACTGCATCTTATCAGTCTGGTTCATCAACTAACAAACTTACATTCCGTGCTACTTATGCCGCCGCTGATGGTGGTGTAGCAGAAGATGATGTATTGTCAATTGCTGACCAAACACTTGCATTGAACAGTGGTACTATCGTTGATGGTGAAAGCGTAAACGCCGCTCTTGCTATCGCTGGTGTAACGGATACGCTGACTGTATCAGCATAATTAACTGGGCGCCATGAAGTTGCGCCCACCTAGAAAAGTCTATGTTTGTAAAAAAGCATAGAGTGAATTAACTGCAAAATAGGAGACTAAAATGGCAGACCAAAAAATTAGTGAATTGACCGCCGCAAGTTCAGGTGCATCCGCCGACTTGTTTCACATCGTACAAGGTGGTACAAACAAGAAGTTAACAGTACAGAACTTCTTGGAGAATATTGCAGGTAATGTTAAGATTGATGGTTTTCTTGCATTCGATGGAACTGCGGAAGCAGTAACAGCGGCAGGTTCAACTGTTGCAATCAATGTCACATCTGCAATTTCAAACATCACATCAACTGCAGTAACCACTGGTGGTGATGCGTTGACACTCGCAGACGGTGTGCAAGGTCAGATTAAAAACCTCACTCTTATTGTAGATGGTGGTGATGTGCAGATTGACCCTGCAAACTTTACAAACGGCGCAAGCATCACAATGGAAGATGCTGGCGATAACATCACTTTGATGTTCAACAATGCGGCATGGCAGATTGTGTCTAACTATGGATGCACGATTGCGTAATAGGGGGATACAATGAAATCATTTAAGCAACACCTAAACGAAGAAACACTAAACCAACTCATTGAGATGAGCGATGAGCAGTTCGATGACCTGCTTGAAAATCTTACTGATGAAGAACTCGCTCAACTTGAAGAGGGAGTTCTCGGTGCTATCGGTCGTGGAGTTGCCGCTGTTGCAAAGGGTGCCGCTAAAGTAGCAAAGAAAGTGGCATACAACGACAAAGGTAATTTCCGTTTGTCAACTGCTGGTCGTGCAGACGGCGCAGAAAAGAAACTCGCTAAAATTCAGAAGAAGCGGGCAGATAGAGAGCGTATCAAGAAAGCACAAGCGGCAATTGATAAAGAGAAAGCGGCAATGAGAGCGCAAAGTCAGAGAGACAACGCAACTGAGAATGTTGAACAGAAGAAGAAGTCTGTTGCAGAAGCAGTGCTTGATGTTGCTAGAGAAAGCAATAAGAAACTGCAAGAAGATGGTTATTCGCAGATTGCATCTGGTGA